TCCTGTTTGCTTGCAATGTTCCACAATGGCTTCAATATAATTGTAGTCTGTTTCGGCGACCAACTTATCAATCTCTTTAGCAAACTTCATCATCTCGTCTTTAGTCGGCATCGTAATCTACCAATTCCAAATGTCCTTCGAAATGGAAACCACAACCTCTTAAAAACATTTCAAATTCTCCAACGATATCACTTAGAGTTTCACCGCTGAATTCAACTGACCGTTTAGCCTCGATACTTTCTGCCCATGGCATCGGTTCTTCTTGGCAAATAAATGTAAACTTACTCATTGTCTAATACTCCTCAATCTACGACATTCATTTCTAATTTCAGGCGGAAAATCAGGTGATATCTCCGCCAACCTACAATCATACATTATACCATGACTTTGATGGCCATAGTGGTAAACAATATACGCCACCAATATGATGGTGAATATTGTTAAAGCAATCAAATTTAAAACATCACTTAACGATGGTTTCATAGAGGGTTTCAAACTGTTCATGTGTTGCAACTTCCTCATCATAGTTTTGTTTGTGATAAACCTTAACTAGTTTTGCAACCAGTTTTTTAGGCAACTGCAAATCTTTAGAAATGGAGGCGATAGATTCTCTAATGTAATCTTTTTCGCCATCCATTCTAGTCATTGATGCTGAACATTCTCGCAAGCAATCCAAAAGTTTCTTCTGGTCTGCTGGATTACTAATCTGATTAATACTCAATTGAACTACTGCCATAATATACCTTTCTGTTTATTTTTTACTCGAAGCCGCATACGCAACACAAACGGTATCTGTGTTGGTCACAAATGAACAACGAACCGAAATTGGATCCAATCCTTTTGCGATAGCCGAATCAATGTTTTTTGACATTAGAATTCTGTCGTTAACATTGTAGTAAGTAGCACCAACAATAACGGACACAATCACGGTTGTTGCACCAATTACCAATGTTTTAATATCTTTGAGCAATTCACTCATAGTTTTATCTCCTTTTTCATCGTTTGTAAATCTGTATTTCTCTTATAGAATATATGTCTGCCTATCTGTGTAGTCTTTGGCAATCCCCATTGAGGATTAACATAGTCTGCATGATAGTAGGTTGCACCTTTCGTTACATCACCCATATTGTCATAATTTATAAGCACATATACTGCTAGATTACGAATATCATTATACATCGAATTGTTGGTTGCTGTCAAGCTTTTTGTGGTAAAGAATGGTTGACATACCCAACTGAATTGGCAAATACCATTTGTTTTTTGTTTAACTACACCACATACATCTTCACCATAGTTACCTGATGCTAGTCTGTTTAGTGTAACAAGAGCAACGGCAACTTGACCTTCTCTTGGTTCACTTTTAGCTTCATAGTAAATATTTTCAGCCAAACAATCTACCTGTTTTTGAACAGGTTTCGATAACGAATTATAGCTGATGTTGAATGGTAAATGATAGGTGTTTATATTTTCTGTTGCTGTTACAGCAAACATCAATATTGATGCTGATAATATTATACTTGTTAGTATCGTTTTACTTCGCAATATTTTCTCCTGTGTTTTTTGCCGGAGAGCCGAAGGCTCCCCGTCCCAATCAAGATGATTTCTTGGTTTTTACTTCAGCGGCTGCTGGAGTTTGAGATACGAAACCATTGAGAGCTTCTGCTTTCTTTATAATTTCGGATTCATTTGGGAATTCTGGAAAACCTGGATGTGAAGGCGGTGTTTCGCCTTTTAATCGAGCGGACTCGATTTCGGTTTGCCAGCTATTAGATATAATCTCACGCCTACCATAATAGTCATCGGTGAGCATATCTTTGGCCATTTTTAAGAGTTCTAGCCGTATCTCATAGGGTGTCATTGACATTGTAATACTCCTGTGTGTGTTGTATCAGCGATTGTGTGTTGTGCTGATAGGTTTATTTATAAGCGATTTAGTCCCATAATGCTTCGTAATACTTACCAAACAACCTGTATCCATTTGTTTTCCTAGCTTGATGAGCTTTTAAACCTTCCCAATCAACCTTAGTTTTACTTACATATTTACCATCTTTATCCCAAGGAAAACCATTAGGATCATTTTCTGAATGGTCAAAGAAGGAAGATTCATCATCATCAATCGTTTTTCTTTCAAAAGCCCAAATCATTTCATCAAGAATCCAATCCCATCTTTGAAAATGAAACTCATCTGTGTCCCATTCTTCTACTTTAGGTGTTGCACTTGTGCTTTTAAGATTATCAGGAACATCTTCATCATCGGTCATTGGTGCACCGTGTTTTGTTTCTTTTAATTGTTTCAACATTGGTAAAACAATATCGGCCAAGGTGTGATCCATCGACCAAGTGTCCCAATAATCAACCTTAACATATTGAATTCTAGGATGAACAAAATCTAAAAACTTTTGCCATGCTTCACAAAAAGGTTGTAAGCGGTCAGACCATTTATCAATGATTGGTTCATCATAGTCAATTTCTCGCCAAAAAAATACTTTCTCCAAAATTTTATATGGAGAAACCCAATGGCTACGATATTTTGAGATATAAACTTTCATGTTGCTATTATACTATGATTGGTTGTTTTGTGAGGTAATAATTACTGATGACCTGTTTTAACGGTGCCAAATATGCCTTCTTGCTACGAACAAAAACCTGTGATTGCCCATCTTCAACGGCAATTACCACAACGATTCTGTCAATTGGTTTGCCTGTAATTTCTTCAAACATCTCCGCATAACAGGTGCATTGTTGAAAATAGTTTTGAATATAGCCTTCTAATTTTTCTTTGGTAGAAGTTTTAAAGTCAATCACCGCAATTTCATTATCCCATTCAGCAATACAGTCAACTCGGCCAGCAATCTTTAGATTATCCGAATAAAGTGGTTGTTCAATAGAATAGATATCACCAATATTGGTATCAAGGTAAGGTTGTAACTGTAAGAATAACTCTTTGATGTTTGGCATCAATTTTTGTTTCATCTTAAAATCCATTTCATTCAACAAGTATTTTTCACAAGCTAAATGTAATGCTTCACCTCTACGACTAGCACGACCAGAGATTTTATTGGCTTCTTCTTCACCAATCTTCTTTCGCCACGCTTCAATGCCTTCTTTTGATAGAGAACCCAATACAGTAGTTACTGATGGGTATGCTTTACCTGAAGGCGTAAAGTAAACTCTACCATTCTCGGTAGTTTTTGCTTCTAATTCGAAATCTAATTCTGGTAGTTTGACATGGTTAAAAATCATCGTTTGTTTTGTAATCTCTTTGTAATTCTGTCAACGTGTTTTTTAACAACTTGAGCAGACCTTGATTCTTTGATGGATTTTTTACCATATCGTTCACCAACAGCCGAACCAGGATGTTTCTCTGCTACTTTAGATAACACTTCTCTCCATCCATCTCCTGCTTTTTGGTCGTTTGTACCACCTCTTGATGATACTAATGCTGGTGCATGAATAACGACCTCTAATTGCGGATTTTCTTTTAAGAATTCTTCACGCTGAGACCATGACATTATTTTTTCAAGTTCTTCACCAGTTTCTTTGTCTATAAAATTATATGTTGGCATTAAGTGTATTCATAGTTAAAGGTTTAGTCATTTCAGTAAACCATTTTGGTTGCTTTCTGCTATTTATTTTACCTTTCCATGACCATAAATGTTCTTTCTTCATTACATAATAATTGTGATATGATTGTAATGAATTACCAGCAACTTTACAATCATCAGGCATTGCAGGAGTAGGACCAGTAAATGCACCAATAGGACAATTATCAGGCACTCTAGCTAAATCTGGTATTAGCCGTGCTGTTGCATGAATTTTACCATAACGATAAGTAAATTCACTTAGCAATTCACACCACATTTTATATAACCACAAATAGTTTTCATTACTTTGACGCAGCCAAATAGCAGAAGGATGATTCATCATTGTGGGCTTCATCAATCTGGTTTCTCGTTCATCTAATAATCGCCATCTTTTGATACTACGATTGTTAGCTGTTTTATCAAGGTACATTTCACCATCGAGGACACGATGAGCGGTTGACATTAGTTGGGCATATTCAATTACCATTTTACAAACGTGTTTGTCAACGTGCATTTTGGCACAAACCGCTGGGTCTGAATCCAAATAAAATATGTTCACTTTTTAGCCCATTCTCTCATTACCGTTTCTAGCGGTGCAAAGTTATATTGTTTCTTTTTACCAAAAATTTTATTAAATAAATTCATTACCATTCTCCGTCATCAATCCAAAGTCTTACAGTTATAGGGAGAATCTCTATTACCAGAGCGTCTTGTTCCCATGCTTCATTAGTTACAAAATAATTTGCAGCTAATCGCCAGTGATAGGGATTAAACTTAATTGTAACATTTAATCCACTATATTTGAGGTAATTCAAAAACTTTTTCATCATAACCCTTTCGCTAGTGATACTGTATCCAGCATCTGTTTTTGCCTTTTCAAAATTTCAAAAAACAACCTTAGTGTATTGTAGGCATCAATATCAGCTCGGTGTGCTTCGCCTTCAAATTGTAATTTGTAAACACCCATCGCTGATGATAAACCACCTGTTGGTCTTTTGCCATTTGCAAGCAGTCTTAGTGTATACCAAGTTTTTACATCAATCCATCGGCGACCAAAATGTCTAAACTCAATACCATGTGTATCAAACTCATTCTTCAACTCGGTAGAATCTCCTCCACCCCAAGTTACAGGATTCACAAATACATCATGCTCTTTAATTAATCTACTCAACTCTTGGCCAATGTCATAGTGTGTCATACCAAATTGTTGAATATCTTGTGTAGTGATACCAGTTAAGTCCGTAATGAATGGATAAATTGGGTCGTTAATCTTAACATACCATTTTTTAGTAATCCATTCTTTAGGGTTTTCTCTAGCAGAACCAATGGCAACACCAACTTGAATAATCTTTGGGTTTGGTGTTGCGCCATCTTGAGCATTATTTAGCTCTAGGTCAAGTGCTAGATATTTCTGGTCTAAATTCATTAATTAACTTTCACAGGTGTATCATCGAAACCTTTAGTGATTTCGCTTTGCTCACCAATTGTTGCTTTCATTGTAACTGGTTTAGCAGTCAAATCGGTAGTAGCAGGTTGCACAGGTGTAACTATTGCTTTAGGTTCTACACCATTAACTTTATCAACTGATTCTTCCAATTCACGGAATGCTGCCGACTTACGCAAGGCCATTTCCAATTTCTTGTCATTTTGAATCTTCTGAATCAATAAACGATTAGAATCATCTAGTGAATACCGCAACTGAACAAAGGTTCTAAACCCTTTACCTTCGTGGCGAGTTTCTAATCCTGTGCGTTGGATGCCGACCAAATTCACTTGTGCAATTAACAACTTGGTCGTTCTTTCGATATCACGATTGATAGCATCTGAATTACCAGCTTCTGCTGTAAAGTCTTTCATCATAGCAGAAACATATGATGAATACTTACCAGCAAGTTCTCGTTTGGCAGATAACATCGCTTTATCAACCGAGAATTGTAAATCGCCAGAATATTCACTTGCAACAGAATACAAAGCATCATCGGATGGTTTTGATGTATACCAATCTGGTGTTCGGATTGTATCACCAGTCTTTGCACCTTTGCCAAATAGACTACTAGAATCCATGGCTGTTTGTGGTGGGTTAGTTCCGCAAGCTGACAATAAGACAGCA